GTAAAAGTACACAAGTTTACCGTTGACTAATTAGCATTTTGCTATTTAGTTTATTTGTTTGCTTGCTGCGCGGCCTCGGCTGATCAGTACTTTTTGTGCGACACTTCGGTGTATCACATAATATATATATCACGTTTATATATATTTTCTTCCTTTCCATTCTGCCTCGTGCAACACAACAAATCAAATCACCCTCGCCAGTTCCCTAAACTGAAATTAATCCAGGGTACTTGGAATCAGACTTGGCTTATCTGATTCTACATAATGTCTGTAAGAAGTAAGTTGGTTTCCCCTTATACCCCATCTGCCGATATTGAATTTTCATCTTTCCTTAATAGGGTGATTGATTACCCTATTAAGAGTATTGATTTAAATCGGCTTGATTTCCTCAGGCAGTATTTTAATATTCCCTTGTGCCGTTTTAATAAACTTCCCAAACCAATCGTGTATATGTTTGGTAGGGACTTTCAGGCTATCTCCAACTTTATCGATCAGAAAATGTCCCTAAAGACCGGTAATTCCCCGAATCCTGGTAATGAAGTCGTCGAGACCATTGAGGGAAAGACCGCTTTTGGAGATGGATACTTTGTTAGGGTCTGGGAGAAGCCCCTTGTTATTGATGTTTTTGTATCTCTCGGTCGTTATCATAGTCCAGACTATGATTATAAATATCGACTCAACTTCAGAAGGCACCCCAATAACAAGAGGATATACACAAGTGTTATGTGTAATATATGTAAAGCTGATAAGGTTTCTAAAGCCTTTTGTGAGAATTACAATCTTTTCTCAGTCCTGAATCCCACTCAATTCATGACTCAGTGTCTCCTCCTATCTGTTATGGAGAAGATACAAGAATTTAAAACTTTGGTGAATTATCATGTCAATTCCTCCTTCCGTCAACCACTCAAGAGCTATCAAGAGAAATTAGCTAAATACAATGAAGAGTATAGGAAGACGAAGGAGGGTGACACGCTCATTGGCGTGAAAAGCAACGTGAAGGGTACTGAGACCAAAAAGAGTTTGATTCCCCAACCCTTCCTGCTCAAGAAGAGGAGAGCTCCCTTCGCGTCAGTTCGTCATCATGTAGACGTCCGAGGGCGCGAATATTTCACCATCTGCTACACCGATGGTTCCGTTAAATACGTTCCAAATCATAGGAATGTTATTGTGAATATGTTCAACCTCACGTTAGGTGGCGGAACTTATGTTATTCATGAGATGTGTCTCACTCCAGATGGTTCCCGCTATGGAATGCATAAGAATGGATATTGCTGGTTGGAAGCCTTTTGCATGGCTAATAGGTTTATTCCCCGTCACACCGTTCCCTTTCCAGAGTTGAAATATGGATATTTGCTCTCATGTGGCTTGAGAGACATAATGAAGGGGAGAATTGAGGACTATGGGAACGGTTTGGGCCACTTTTCGAGGGAGTTGACTTCATCTAAGCGTGAAGTCTATCTCACCACCCATATAGGCATAAAGACTGACGGTGAAGGTGACATAAGCCTTAAGAACGCTGATGTGTTCTTTGATGATTTGTTTTCTGGCATTGTTAATAATACTAACGTTAAATCGGAAAACGACGTCATGTCTAACATCGTTAGGAGGGTGTCCAACAAGTTGAATGAGACTTTCAATCGTAAGAAAGAGCTCAATATCTCCGTATGTCTCTCTAGTAACGAGAAGAAGGAGTTGTGCGAAGTTTTTCCTGAGATATGCATGGAGTTCTCAGACTCATCCTTCTCCTCTCATGCGCTTTTCACTGCCATAAGAGAATGCGAAAATTATTCGTTGTCCAAGAGGAATAATTTTTGTGACTTTATTGACGCTGGAGGAAATGTAGTGAAATACATCAGGGAGAATGTCAAGGACATTCACATTTGCGCACCAGTAGTTGATATCAAAGACTCTCACAGGATGATGACAAGGAGTAACATCCTTGACAAAACCGCGGGTCTTTCAGAGACGATAACGATGTGCGACAAAATGTGCCAAGTTTGCGATGTCCAAAAGCAGAATATAGTCGCCGTGGAAGTTTACGATATGACTCTTTCAGACATGGCGAAGTCTATTCTTTCTCATAAGGCGAAACGTTTCGATTTTTCCGTCATAATACCTCCAGAAGTTTATGAAGAGAATTGTGATGTGTCAATGTTTGGCGGAGGACTGCGCGTTAAGGGCAACAATTTAACATGCTCTTATTATTATGGCAAGAGTGGTGAATGTTACACTCATGACATCAACAATCTTCGTGACATTTTGAAGATCCAAATCTTTTCAGTTGATGGAGTGATTTTTAAAAAGACTCTCGAATCATCCAGGAGGGGTCTTCACTTTTTCTCTATCGTTCCTTGCTTGGGTATGAAGAATGACACCTATACTCTTAAGACGTACTATCCGAAGACTGAATCTGATAAAGTCTTGATGTTGGTGCCTGTCAAGAATAAATTTGGTATCGTCGAGAACGTCCGAGTGAAAACGGATAGGTCCATCGTCTACCATCTTTTGGAATATGTGATGAACACAGCGCAGAGGATTGATGAGAAGTCTTATGAATATCTTATGTCTCAATTCAGGGCCCGAAAGAGCATAAATATTAAGGGAGGTAAGGTAATTCAAGAACCCTTTGACCTTCCTTTAGATTTATACCCGGGTTATTTGGGAGTGATTTTGGGAGAGGGTTTGAGATTGAGAGAAAAGACATTGCAGATGGCAAAGTTAAGTTATTTCAAACATTATCTCCCCACAATTTTGAGAATAATGATACATTTCATGTACAGAACTCTCGCCAAGACCAGACAGGCCATGTATCACGGAGCGATACATTGCATGAAGTGGATTATGTCTGAGGAGTTTATTGAGGAAGTCATAAATGGCGACAGGAGAATTTTTGACATACAAGAGACCTACGAGTTCTCTCAAGTTGTCACAATTACGGGTGAAGAATACAACAACTATGCCATCAATGAATCTTTCAACGTCTTTGTGAGAGAATCAGAGAAGAATCTAAGAGCGATAGATTCTGAGTTGTTGCCGTTTGATGATTCTTTTGAGACCACGGAGTTGGACAGATTCAAAGATCTACTCACAGGAGGTGGCGGGGGTTTCTCATGTTTCTCAAAAACGGCATATAAAATTTATGAGCGAATCTTCCGTTTGTTTTCATGGACAACTCTCACACCAAAGAAGGTCCATGATTTAACAGGAGTGTTGACCAATCTGATCTTCTACATGTTGCGTTGCGGTAGTTATACCTTTGAGACTATGAAGAAGTATTGTAAGATGGTCTTCAACTCTATCACTGGCATTGGATGTGGTCTCTCCGTCAGTATTAAGACCTTCCTTAAAGATGTGGTATCCTTAATGAGAAGGAAGATCGTTGAGAGGAATGACAAGTTGTATGATGAATTCATGGACAATTTTAAAAGTGATGATGAGCTTGAATTGTCGTCTATGGATTCCCAAACTACTCTGGACGCCAATATTTGTTCAGAAGAGGAAGTATCTTCCGAGTCTGACGAAGTCGAGGTTTTGTGTCACGACTCTCAACTGTCGACCTTATCTTTCAGAAGGCCCATCAGGTGTTTTATAAGCTGGAGAAGTCTGAAAAGTTACTTGGATTCTATTTTTAGGTATCCTTATGAATTAATTGAGAATATCAGATTTGCCATCAAAAGTTATGCATACAAGATATACAGATTGTATCTTAATTCTATTGAAGTTGCCGAGATAATCAAAGAAACTTTCAATGAATTAAAAGATGCTTTCTTTGGATGGTTGACATCAGAAGGAGGTCTTGAATTTATCATAGACGGCGTTTCGTTGTCAATTGTCAATACGATCTTCTATGGTCTTATGGGTAGATTTAGCCTTATGAGCAATTTGGCGGTTCTTCTCGTATACTCTAGTTTGAAATTGTCTGGTATAGGGAAGAAATATTTGGGTCATGAATCCATTGTTGTCCAATTGGCTGACTTCCTGAACGTTGGCTGCTTCCTGAACGTACAACATCCTTTCGGCTTTCTTATAATGCCAGTTAGACATTTGGCTATGAAGTGTATTTCAAACAAGTTGAAAAAGAAAGCCGCCACCAAGGAATCGCTGAAAACTTCAGCTACCAGCTTAATTGCTAAGGATTTTGTTAGCTTAAAATTCTATGACAAGTTTTCATATAAGGCTTTGAGACAAGCAATCTGTATTTTGCTGATATTCATTGTCATATTTCCAAAATTGGTTCTTGTCTCAATTTTATCTTTGCTGCTTATTGGTGAACACAAAAAGTATTTGAATTCCACCGTTTTGCAAGCCAACTTGCAGCTGAGTTTTGCTTCAGTCTTTAAGAAAACTTCGAAGAGCAACAGAATGATCGTTTTCAAGAAATTGATCGCTGAAAAGTTTTCACGGAAGAAGACTTTAGAAGAAGATGAGGAAATCCAACAGAGTCTGGACATTGCCGGAAAAATTAGGGACGGAGACTGCGTGGATGATGACATTGAGGTGGATTTTGACTATGATGGATCATACGTGGAGAGGAAGGGTAAAATGACAGAGGGGTTGCTTGCTAGAATTCCCGAAGTTAGCAAGAAAGACATTCCTTGGGGAGACAGGAGTGAACATTCTATGAACTCTGCGGAGTATGAGAACTTAAACTTCTCAAGCCTCACCCCAACCACAGATCGGCATTACATCAAATGTGAAGTAAACCTGAAATTGAGCAATGCCATTTTGCTTTATCCCAATTCAGGCAACTGCGTTCCAACTGTGACTGGGAATATGGAAGTCGATGCCATTTCCGAGTTTTATTATTTAGAGAGCAGAAGAATGAATATTGAACTGGGAAAGCTGGATAATGCCATCAGGGTCTTCGCGTCCAAATACCACACAGTGAAGAAATTCCAGGATATCGTTTGGGATATGAGGAACAACCTTGATGACTCAACATTGTACATGTCCAACAACGGTAATTCTTGGTACCGATTGAAACAATCTGATGGGAAATCCATGACGCTTGAAGGCGCTTGTAAAATGACAGTTGATTCGGATTTGGTCAGCTTTACCAAGAATGTTTCCGGTTATCAATTCACTAGTGATGAGCTTTTGGGTATGTTTACCAATAACCGGTGCATGGGTCTTGAAAGTTTTAAGGATGATAAAGGAGACTTCCATGTTAACAGAATAATGAATGATGTTGTCATTCATAACAAGCCACCCGGTGCTGGAAAAACAACAACAATTGTGAAGAACATCCTGGATGATTTAAAGAACCGGGAAACGTGCCTCGCTTTTACCTGCACCTCTGCCGGAAAGAAGGAGATAGTGGATAAGCTGAAAAAATTTAACGTTCCTAATGCGTATCAGTATGTCACCACTTATGACTCATACCTGATGAAGAATAAGAAGAATAAGATTCAGAAGGTATACTGTGATGAGGTGTTCATGGTACACGCTGGAGAGTGGATAGCTTGCATGAATCTGATTGAGAATGATTATGTGAGGTGTTACGGTGACAAGAATCAAATTCCTTTTATAAATCGAGTACCAAACACCACCTGTCATTTATCGTTTGACCTTTACTTGAAGTTTCAAATGATCCATGACAATGTATCATACAGGTGTCCCGTGGATGTATGCTATTTACTATCTAATCTCACGGACCCTATTGGTAACAAGTTATATCCCAATGGTGTTTATCCCGCTGGAGACAATTCGAAAATCTTGAGAAGCGTTGATGTTGTGGGTATCAACTGCGCGGAAGATTTGAAACCAGATGAGAAGAAGAAGTACATAACCTTTACCCAGTATGAAAAGGAAGAGGTGTCAAAAATAACTGGCAAGAAAATGAAGGTATCTGGTACCGCCAACACTGTCAATGAAGTCCAAGGAGGTACTTTCCCAAAGGTAGAGTTAATCAGATTGAAACAATTTGATAATCCAATTTACACTAACATGAATCAATTCATCGTTAGCATATCCAGACACACTGAAAAATTGGATTACAAGGTTGTTTCAAGCAAATTGAATGACTTTGTGGGTGAGAAGATATCAGCATTGAACACAATTGCTGATTACGTTATTAAGGAACACAACTTCAAGCAGTGCGTTTGACGTATATGAAATGGTGGTCGAAGATCTTTGTCTACCTGCGACCTTTAGTAGACCACCATCCTCCCATCATAGATCCATAAATGAGTTTATGTGTTTCATCAATCCAGGATTGAGTGCTTACAACTATATTCACAGGACCCTCATCTTTGAGTATGAGCAGTATGAACTCCCAGTTGTTGGTGAAGTTGATTTAGTGTTGAGTCGATCTAAGCCCTACAATCCAGGATTATACGTTATCCCAGATTTATTGGGAAAAGGGGAAAGGTCACGACCCGACACATGGAGACAAGTGCTTTTGTCGTTGTCTCATAGAAACTTTTCGGCTCCGAGGGTGAATGAGAATTGCGATACATTAGCCTCCGCCGAAATTCTTGCCCAAAGTCTCATGAAAGCTTTTGACTTTCTAAAGTTATCGGAGAATTTTGATACTGTTCTTCCCGATATTTGGAGTATTACCAAGTGGATTGAAGACAGGGAACCCAATAAGGTGAGGAAGTTGAAGAGAAGTTTCGGGCATGACTTGATGAATTCTCAATTCTCTCGTATGAAACTTATGATCAAAGGGGAGATGAAACCGAAAATGGACATGTCAAGTTATGGGACATATGGACCATCCTCAAACATCATTTATTACGAACAGATTGTAAATATGTTTTATTCGCCCATGTTTTTGAGAATTTTTGATCGAATTGGTTATTGCTTGAATTCAAAGGTAGTTTTGTATTCTGGTATGAATTTGGAAACTCTAGGCAAATTGATAAGATCTAAATTGGACTTTCCAATTCAAGAGTACAGGACTACCGAAATTGATTTTAGCAAATTTGATAAATCTCAAGGTGTCATATTTAAACTCTATGAAGAAATTATTTATAAATTCTTCAAATTTGATTCAAAAACCTATGAGGCGATAAAATTTTCTGAATATTTTTGTCGAGCGAAGAGCAGTTGTGGGATTTCTGTGGAGCTGGGAGCTCAGAGAAGAACTGGATCTCCAAACACGTGGTTATCAAACACTCTCGTCACCTTGGCCATGATACTTACACACTATGATCTAGATGATATAGATCTATTACTCGTAAGTGGAGATGACAGTCTCATTTTCTCAAGGAAAGATCTCGGGAACAAAGCAAATGAAATTAACAGAGACTTTGGGATGGAGGCCAAGTTTATAATGAATTCTGTTCCCTACTTTTGTTCCAAATTCATCATTGAAGATAGAGGGGAAATTAAGGTAGTCCCTGACCCGGTCAGATTTTTTGAAAAATTGTCTGTACCGATTTCTTTGCAAGACTTCCAAGTCGGGGATTTACTTAGAGAGCGATTCGTATCCTTTAAAGATCTTATGATAGGTTATGATAGCGACGCTGTGATCATATTGGTTGATAATTTGATATCGATTCGCTATGACATACCTAGAATGACGTCTTATGCCGCACTGTGTTATATTCATTGTTTGACTTCAAACGTGTTAGCGTACACGAAACTTTTTATTGAAGGTTTCACAGTTGCAATTTAGGTTCAGAAATGTTGTCAACATTACTTTCTATTATTTTTTCTATCTTGTACATATCTTGCGTTGTACATCTAGAACTTTGCTTCACTAAATATTTAATTTATAGATCACATAACCCTTGCTCAGAGTTACAGTGCATTAATATGTTTTATATTATAGGAAAAACCAATTCAATTTTAATGTTGCTAGATTTTACTTTTATAATAATAAGTAATTTGCTTGCATCTATTTATAGTAAAATAAATCCATAAAATATTATTAAGCCCTTTTCTGTATTATGTTTTTGGGCTTAGAGTCATATACGTGCTTTTCAGTGTAGTGTGTATTATAAAATCTCGAAAAATACAAAAAATTTTATTGTTAATTATGTAATTACAATATTATCGGCGCTCAAAAGAGAAGGTTGTACCTTCCGCCATGAGCGTCTAGTATTTAATAAAATAAGGCG